GTGCTGGGGGTGGCGCGGGAGGAGTGGAAGAGGATCTCGAAACGACTCCATCGGCAGAAACTGCTGACGGAAAACGATGGCTCGGCGTTGGCGGCCTATTGCATCGCGTACGAGCGCTGGGCGGACGCTGAGGAGAAGTTGCGGAAGTTCGGGACGGTCATAAAGTCGCCTCGGAACTTCTTGGTTCAGTCCCCGTACCTGTCGATCTCGAACCGTGCGATGGAACAGATGCTGCGGGTCCTGACCGAGTTCGGGATGACGCCGTCCTCGCGCTCCCGCATCGACATCGACCCGGCCGGCTCAGGTGGGGCTGATGAATGGTAGACGACGCTTCCGGCCTGCCGCCGGCGGAGCAGTACGCCCGCGCGGTCGTCTACGGGGAGATCGTCGCGTCCCGCTGGGTTCGCTTGGCGTGCGAGCGATACTTCACGGACATCGAGCGGCAGGACGAGTTGGGGATCTACTTCGATTCGGATGCAGCCCAGCGTGTCATCCGGTTTTTCTCCCTGCTGAAGCACAGCAAGGGGGAGTGGGCCGGGCAGGTCTTCCGCCTCGAGCCGTGGCAGGAGTTCATTCTCTGGAACCTGTTCGGCTGGAAGTGGAAGGCATCGAAGTTGCGGCGGTTCCGCACGGGGTACATCGAGGTGGCGAGGAAGAACGGCAAGTCGACTTTCTTCGCCGGCATCGGCCTGTACCTGTTCGCGTACGATGGGGAGCCCGGGGCCGAGGTGTACTGCGCCGCGACGAAGCGGGATCAGGCGAAGATCGTCTGGGGCGAGGCGCGGCGGATGGTGCAGAAGTCTCCGGTCCTGCGAAGGAAGATCGATCTGTATCGAACGGCGTTGACGGTGGAGGAGAACGCCTCCAAGTTCGAGCCGCTGGGAGCGGACGATGACACGATGGACGGGCTGAACCCGCACGCCTCGATAATCGACGAGTTGCACGCCCACAAGTCCCGGGGCGTCTGGGACCTGCTGGAGACGGCGTCCGGTGCGAGGCGGCAGCCCATTCAGGTCGCCATCACGACGGCGGGATTCGACAAGCAGACGATCTGCTGGGATCAGCATGCTTACCTCGAGAAGGTGCTGGATGGAGTCCTCCCCGACGAAACGTACTTCGGGATGATCTACGCGCTGGACACGGACGACTCGTGGGAGGAGGAGGCGGTCTGGATCAAGGCGAATCCGAACCTCGGCATCAGCGTGAAGTGGGAAGACCTTCGACTGCAGGCGATACGGGCCCGTGATCTTCCGACTCAATTGAATAGTTTCCTTCGACTGCGGATGAATCAATGGACGGAGTCGTCCGTCCGCTGGATTCCGCCGGACGCGTGGGCCCGGTGCGATGGCCCCGTCGATGCGGATGGCCTGCGGGGGACGACGTGCTACACGGGATTGGACTTGTCGACCACGACCGACCTGACGGCGCTCATTCATTTCTTTCCGAAGGAATGCGCCGGGGATAAACACAAAGTCCTCTGTCGGTTTTTCATGCCGCAGGACAACGTGGCGAAGAGGGTCAAGCAGGATCGTGTTCCATACGATGTCTGGATTCGGCAGGGGTTCATCACGGCGACGCCCGGGAACGTCGTGGATTACGACTACGTTCTGAAGCAGGTCGCCGACGATGCAGAGACGTTCGACGTGAAGGAGATCGGGTTCGATCGGTGGGGAGCCTCGCGGATACAGACTCAATTGCAGGACATGGGGCTGACGATAGTCCCGATCGGGCAGGGCTACCAATCGTTGTCGCCTCCCTCGAAGGAACTGGAGAAGATCGTGCTGAGCGGGGAACTGGCGCACGGTGGGAATCCCGTCCTCCGATGGATGGCGAGCAATGCGGTCGTGCGCACCGATCCCGCCGGGAATATCAAGCCGGACAAGGCGAAATCGACGGAACGAATTGACGGCATCGTGGCGCTCGTTATGGCGATCGATCGGGCGAGCCGGGCTGGCGGGGATGTGAGCGTGTACGAGAAGCGCGGCGTCCTTACCTTCTCGCCCGGCGGCGGACAAGGGGAGGCATGATGGGACTCTACGGGAGGATCGAGAGGTTCCTCAACGGCCTGACCCGGGACGTCTCCTTGACGAACGAGAAGGCGTGGAACCCGAGTCTGTGGAACCTGATCGGGGCGCAATCCGTGAGCGGGGAGAATGTGACCGAATCGACCGCGATGACCTATGCGGCGGTCTGGAACGCGGTGGCCCTGATCGCCGGAAGCATCGGCGCCCTTCCGCTTCATCTCATGCAGCGGAAGGAGAAGAGCAAGAAGATCGCGGACAATCAGCGACTGTACTGGGTCATGCACGATCAGGCGAACGATTACATGACGGCGATGGCCTTCCGCGAGACGATGATGTCCCACGTCCTTCTGTGGGGAAACGGATACGCGGAGATCGTACGGAACGGGATGGGGGAGATCATTCAACTCTGGCCCATCACTCCGAATCGCGTGCGGGTCATCATGCGCGACGGGCAGATGATCTACATCGTGCGGGTCGACGGCAAGGACGTCGCCATCCCGAGGGGCAATATCCTTCATGTGCCGGGGCTGGGATTCGATGGCTTTCAGGGGTACTCGGTCGTGGCGATGGCCCGCAGATCACTCGGGCTCGGCATGGCGCTGGAGACGTTCGGGTCCCTGTACTTCTCGAATGGGACCCACCCCGGGACGATCATCTCGCATCCCGGGAAACTCTCGGACGCAGCCCATAACAATCTGCAGGAATCGTTGACGCAGGCGTACTCGGGGCTTGGGAAGTCCCATCGGCTGCTGCTGATCGAGGAGGGGATGACGGTGCAGAAGTTCGGTGTCCCACCGGACGATGCGCAGTTCCTCGAGAGCCGGCAGTTTCAGATCCCGGAGGTCGCCCGCTGGTTCAATCTTCCGCCGCATAAACTCAAGGATCTCACCCGGTCGTCGTTCTCGAATATCGAGAGCGAACAGATCAGTTTCGTGACGGACTCGATCCTGCCGTGGCTCGTGCGGCTGGAGCAGAACTACAATATGCAATTGCTGACGAAGGACGACAAGAACCTGCGCGGGCATGGACGCCTGTATTTCAAGCACGTCGTGGAGGGGCTCCTCCGCGGCGACTCCGCCAGTCGTGCGGACTTCTATACGAAGATGTTCAACGTCGGGGCGATGAGCCCGAACGAGATTCGGGAGAAGGAAGACATGGACCCGTACCCCGGCGGGGACATCCGTGTCGTTCCGTTGAACATGACGACGCCGCAGAATGCCCTGAAGCCGCCCGCGCCTGCTGTCCCTCCGAACAAGGGGAATGGCAAGGACACGTCGGAGGAAGAGGAAGGTCAGGAGGAGAGCGATGTCGAACCCGCGTGAGGAACTGTTGAACTTTCTGCTCAAGAAGAAGATCCCGATTCGCCTCGCGATCGACATCCTCGAGCGGGCGCAGGCGGATATAGAAGAGAAGAAGCGTGGAAGAGAGAAGGCGATCCTGCCGAAATACGAGACGAGATGAAGGAGGTCATCATGTACTACAAGGTGGACGAGGTGGAACGCAGATGCCTGCCGATGTCGGAAGTCGAACTGCGCGTTGACGGGGAGGATGCTCCGAAGATCACAGGGTATGCCGCCGTCTTCAACACATGGGCGGACATCGGAGGGTGGTTCCGCGAGTCCATCCGCCCGGGGGCGTTCGCGAAGACGATCAAGGAGAACGACATCCGGGGCCTCGTGAATCATGACGAGAACTTCGTCCTCGGCAGGAACAAGGCGAAGACGCTGACGCTGCGCGAGGACGACAAGGGACTCGCGACGACGATCACCCCGCCGGGGACGACGTGGGCGAACGACCTGCTCGTGTCGATGCGGCGCGGCGATGTGAATCAGATGTCGTTCGGGTTCATCGTGAACAAGGCGGAGTACGACTACGACAAGGACGAGCGCGTGTTGACGGATGTCACGCTGTTCGACGTGAGCGTGGTGACGTTCCCCGCGTATCCGACGACCTCCGCGCAGGTGCGATCGCTGTTCCAGAACAAGGGGAAGATGCCGTCCGTGACGACCACCGGCACCATCACCGTGTCGAGCGAAGCCGCCTCGACGGGGTGGGTCAACAGCGACGGCACGGCGGTGAGGACGGACTGGGGACTGGTCCCCGGAGGCGTGATCGTTCCCGGCGGGATCGTCCTACCTCCGCCGATCACGGAGGAGTGGAAGGAACTGTACCGGATCGCCGACAAGATTCGCGACCGGCAGGAACTCACCGCCGACGAACTGCGCACGATGCTGGCGTTCCTCCCGGGGCTGCAGGAGAAGCCGCAGGACCCGCCTCCCGCCCCGGCGAAGGTGATGGACAAGTTCACGGAACTGTTCTACAGGGCAGAGAAGGCGACGGCGTGATAACGGGCTTTGCCACGATCCTCCCGTACCGGCTTGCAAACCATACGGGGGGCGAAGCGGAACCGGCTTGCAAACCATTCCGCATCGCATACGAGGTCGGGGTCGGACTTCAACTATCTGACAATACATGCGGAGGTAGGACAGGATGAAGACGATCACGCAGTACCGCGAGGATCTTGCGCGGCTCGTCAAGAAGGTCGGAGACATCGATGCAAAGTGCATCGCCGAGAATCGCGATCCGTCCGCGAGCGAGATCAAACTGAAGACGGAACTCATGGACGGCGTCGACGAACTGCGCACGATCATCGCGACGCAGGAGCGGCAGGAGCGGATGACCACGGACCTCGAAGCCCCGAGCGCGCAGCCCCTGTCGCGCCCGCGTCCGCAAAGCACCCCGCCAGAGGAGCGGCGGCAGGATCGGTTCATGTCTTTCGGTGAGCAGATGGCGGCGGTGTATCGCGCCGGCCTGCCCGGCGGGTCCGTCGATCCGCGTCTGTACAAGTCGCGTGCCATCTCGGGGCTGTCCGAGACCGTTCCGTCCGATGGCGGGTTCCTCGTGCAGACGGACTTCTCCACGCAACTGCTGCAGGACGTGTTCACGACCGGCGTCCTCGCCTCCCGGTGCCGCAGGGTGCCGATCAGCGGCGGCGCGAACGGCACGAAGATCAACGGCGTGGACGAGACCTCCCGCGTGTCGACCCGCTACGGCGGCGTCGTCGGGTACTGGGAGGGCGAGGCGGATCAGTTCACCGGCAAGAAGCCGAAGTTCCGCAAGATCGAACTGACGCTGAAGAAACTGACCGGCCTCTGCTACGCCACGGACGAGTCGCTCGAAGACGCCGCGCAACTGGAGGGCGTCATCCGCGAGTCGTTCATCGGCGAGTTCGGGTTCCTGCTCGACGAGGCGATCGTCAACGGGACCGGCGCGGGCCAGCCGCTCGGGTTCCTCAATGCCGGGTGCCTCGTGACCGTCGACAAGGAGACGGGGCAGAAGGCGGCGACCGTGCAGGCGGAGAACATCGACAAGATGTACTCGCGTCGGTTCGCCGGCCAGACGTCGAACTACATCTGGGTCTACAACCAGACGATCGAGCCGCAACTGTCGCAGATGGCGTACTCGGTCGGCACCGGCGGCATCCCGGTGTACCTCCCGCCCGGCGGCATGGCGGACGCCCCCTACGGTCGGATCAAGGGGCTTCCGGCAATCGCCATCGAGCAGGCGGCGGCGCTCGGGACGGTCGGCGACATCTGCCTCTGCAACTTCGCCAACGGGTACGTCCTCGCGGAGAAGGGTGGCATTCGGTCGGACGTAAGCATTCACGTCCGGTTCGAGTACGACGAGCAGGTGTTCCGTTTCATCATGCGGGTCGACGGCCAGCCGGTCCGGGCGTCCGCGCTCACGCCGTACAAGGGCGGCGCGTCGGCGACCATGTCGCACTTCATCGCGCTCCAGACCAGATCGTAAGGGGGTGATCACATGCTGACCCCCGAGAATATCGCGATCATCATGGGGCACGAGCCCGCCGCGTCGAACGCTCTCGGAGACACGTCCGATGCGATCTCCCTCAAAGGCGCGAAGGGCGTGCTGATCCTCGTCTCCGAGAACTCCGGCGGCGGGGATACGGATCTCGTCCTCACTGTCCACGAGGGGTCCACGGCGGCGCTTGCCGCTGCGGGTGGGACCGCGATCTCCGCGACCTTCCCGATCTGGACGAACCTCGACTGCGCGGCTACCGATCTGTGGACTCGGCAGACGGACGCCGCGACGTACACCATCGACGCGACCCCGGCGAAACTGAATCAGGTCGCGTTCTACATCGACGCCTCGATCCTCGCGGCGGGGAATTCGTGGATCGCCCTCGGGTCGAGCGGCGGGCACGCAAACAATCGCGTCGCCGTGACGTACCTGCTCGACGCGCCACGGTTCGCGCCGTCGCCAACCGCCATCGCGTAAGAAAACGGAGGGAGAGACATGAGCGGTTTCAATATCGCGGAGAACGGACACGTCGTCCAATTGGTCATTCCGCACGACTTGAACGGCGGGGACCATCATAGCGACGTGGTGAACATGGAGGGGTACGCCCACTGCACGATGCTCGTGCAGATCGGCGCGGCATCGCGAGCGGCGGGGGTCATCACCGTCGAGTCGTGCTCCGCGCTTGGCGGTGGAGGCACGAACACGAAGATCGACTTCACCGCCTACAAGTGCGAGACCGCGTACGGGTCCGCGAACGACGACGTCCTCGGCGCGAAGGTTGCCGTGGACGACACGACCGGCATCGTCCCGCCGGCGGGTACGACCGGCATCTTCTACGTCATCGAACTGGAGTCCTCGCAACTGGTATCGGGGCATGTCGGGTTCCGGCTCGACATCGTCGATCCCGCTGCGGAGCAGTTCACTTCAGCGGTGGCGATCTTGAGCGGGTCGCGGTACGGTTCGCCGCAGAGCCCGACGACGGTCGACTAACAAACGGGGGCGGAGGTCTTCACGACTCCGCCCCATCAGAGGAGGACTGGATGCACCAAGAGATTCTGCATGCGATTCGCAAGATCTCGCGGGAGATCGCGATCGAAGAGATCGAGAAGGCGGAGGCAAGGAAGAAGGAGGCACCGCCGCCCGCGCCCGTCGTGGTCGCCGATCCCGTGTTCGGCGGGGGCGATACGTGGAAGTCGACACCGGAGAAGGACAACATCTAATCGGCTGCGTCCGAACAGGGCGAGCCACGGAGGTGAGTCATGTCGAGTTACAGTCCGAGCACGATCGCACGAGTCGCGGACATCAATCGCGGTCTGTGCGTGCAGACGACCACGTTCCTCAATGCGACCTACATCGGGGTCGCGCAGCAGTCGCTCTTCACCGTGAAGGGCGTGATCAGGATCATCTACCTCGGGATCGAGGCGATCACCACATGGTCGGCGGATGCGACGACCCTGAAGTTCGGGTTCGACTCTTCCGACCCTGCGGTGGCAGCGGTCGATCTCTGCACCGCGTCCGGTGCGCTCACGTCCCTCGCGAGGGGGAAACGGGTCGCAGTCAAGGGTGATGCGCTTGCCACGGGTGCGCTCGAATCCGCGAACCAGACCGTGTCGCTCGGGACTTCCCCCGTCGACGTCGGCGCGGAAGGCGGGACGGGCGTGCTCTATCTGACCGGCGCAGGCGCGGCGCAGACCGGAGCGACGGCGACGTCGAAGGTCACGCTGCTGTACGTTCCGATCAGCGAGGGTGCATACGCGGAGGCATTGATCTAACAACCGGACGGCGGGGAGGGAGTTCGGGGAGAACCTCCCCGCCAACATTGAGGGGGAACCGGCATGACGGTATATCAGGTGACGACGATAAAAAGATTCGTCGGTCTGTCGACCGACACGAAGCCGACGGACGCGCCGATCGGTTCCTCGTTCTGGTGCTATGACACCGGGGTCATGTTCAAGACCTACGATGGAACGAATTGGATCGCGTGGAGCGAGAACTCCGTCGTGCAGCCGGGGACGATCGATCTCCATAACGCGGCGAACACCTACGACCTGTTCACCGCGACGGGCGGCGGCGTGTACGTCGAATACTTCACGTTGACGTTGCCGAACAAGGACTTGACCGACGACGCGGCGCTGACCGGCATCACCGTGCAGACGGACACCACGACCGTCGTGACCCTGATCGCGTCGGCGGCCGGGCTGAAGGCGCAATTGACGGCGAACAAGGTGTTCACCTTCGCGACGCCGTTCGCGCTTCCGGTGGGGAAGAAGATTCAACTGACGATCGTCGGCGGGACGGCGACGGATGATCCCACGACCTGCATCACGTCGTGTCGGTATCGCTCGATCAACCCTGCGGGCTATCTCGCGTAGGAGGGGGCATGGTCGCCACACTCGTTCTCGGTCCGACGGAAGAGCCCGTGACCGTCGCGGACATGAAGGACTATCTGCGGGTGGACACCACGACGGATGATGGGCTGATCGCGGCGCTCATCACCGCAGCCCGCGAGGAGATCGAGGACTGGACGCGGCGGAAGTTCATGACGCAGACGTGGGACTACTTTCCGCAGCGGTTCCCGTCGGCGAATTACATCACGATCCCATTCGGGAATCTGAAGACGGTGACATACGTCAAGCACACGGATACGGCGGGGACCGTCACGACGTTGACTGCGGGCACGGACTACATCGTCGAGACGAACGGAGATCAGCATGGGCGCATCGTGCTGCCGTATGGGGAGACGTGGGCGAGCGGACCGTTCTACACGTCGAACCCGATCGTCATTCGGTTCGTCTGCGGGTGGACGACGCGGGCGTCCGTGCCGGGGAAGATCAGGACCGCGATCATGCTGCGCGTCGCGGCGAGGTACGAGGACCGGGGCGAGTCGGTCATCGGGCAGACGGTCGTGGAGAACAAGGCGGCGGAGATGCTGATCGCGTCCGAGCGGCTGTGGGGGATCTTCGAGTGAGGATCGGCGGGCTGCGGCATCGGATCGAACTGCAGGCGTTCACGTCGGTGTCCGACGGGATGGGCGGGCAGACGAACACGTGGACGACCGAGGATGCGGTGCGTGCGGCGATCTGGCCCGTGTCCGCTGCGGAACAGATCAAGGCGGGAGCGCAGGCGATGACTGCGACGCACCGCATTCAGATCCGATACTTCGAAGGACTGAAGCCGTCGTGGAGGGTGAAGTTCGGGTCGCGGTACTTTTCGATCGTCAGCATCATCGACAAGGACGAGAAGCACGCGCAGGTGGATCTGCTTTGTCGGGAGGTCGTATCGTGAACGCGCTGTCGATGGAACTCATGCGGAAGGTCGTGGAGGAATACGACCTCGCGGACGGGAAGACGGTCATCGACGTCGGTAGTTACGATGTGAATGGAACATACCGTCCGCTGTTCGCCAGCAGTCGGTACGTCGGCGCGGACATCCGTCCCGGACCGAACGTCGACGTCATCGTCGACTCCCCGGAGTGGCACGCGCTGAAGGGAGCGGACGCCATCGTGACCGGCAGCACGTTCGAGCACGTCGAGGATGCGCCGAAACTGATGGAGCAGATGTACGAGGTGCTCGCGCCCGGAGGGGTTCTGTGCGTGCAGGTCCCGTCGTGCGGGCCGAAGCACGACTACCCGAACTGGTACAGAAATTATTCGGCGGCGGACATGGCGTTCCTGATGGAGATGGCGGGGTTCACCGTGCTGCACACGGAGATCGACCCGCACCCCGAGTTCATGTTCTGCACCGCCATCGCGAGGAAGTACGTCCCGTGAAGAACCTGACGACCGCCATCTATACGCATGCGGCGGGGACGGCGTTCTCGACATCGATCGGCGGCAGGTTTTATAAGGCGCGCATTCCGCAGGGGACGGCGTTCCCGTATGCGCTGTTCTTCGTGGTGACGGATATGCCGATCGACACGTTCACGGATAGCATCGAGGAAGTGACCGTGCAGTTCTCGGTCTTTTCGAAGGCGTCGAGCAGTTCGGAGATCGAGGACATCTTCACGAACCTGAAGGCGGCGTACGACGGCGCCGTGTTGACGATCACCGGGAACAAGATGATCGTCATGGAGCGACAGGTCGCGAGTCTCGCGAACGTTGCCGATGATACGCCGGACGGAACGGGCGAGTATTGGCAATACGATGTGGACTACAGCATCATCATGCAGAAGACCTGAAGGGGGGATCATGGCGAAGCAGGGAGGAAACTCTGGAGTCCCGAAGGACGCGGTCAGTTTCTCGGACGCGGCGACGATCGCGCTGTCGACGCCCGAGCCGGAGCCGGTGTCGAAGCCGTTCGTGAATCACAGTCTGCCGTACAGCCCGACGGTCGCCGAGATCGAGCAGTACGTCGTCTCCATCGGATCGGATGACGTTCTCACGTTCGGAGGGGAGCGGATCGAGGGCGCGTACATTCAGCAGATACCGGACGAGATCGCCCCGTGCATCCACGCGATGCTCGAATCCGGCGAGCACGTCGACTCGTATCTTGAGATCGGCGTCGCCGCCGGGGGGATGACGCTGCTGATGCACCACTACTTCCAGCCGTCGATCATCGTGCTGGTAGATACGAACGAGCATCCTCGCTGCGTGAATCGACCGCAGGTGCTCGCGGGCATCAGGCGGGACGAGGTCATCGGTAGTTCGGGGGATGCCGGCACGTACGCGAATGTGCTCGCGCTCGGGCACGTCTACGACGCGGTGATGATCGACGGGGTCCACTACTACGACAACGTGAAGAAGGACGTGGAACTGTACGCATCGCTTCTGCGGAACGGGGGGTTCCTCATGCTGCACGATTCCGCGCTGACGGCGTGGGGCGTACCGAAAGTCGTCGCGGAACTGAAGGAAGACCCCGCGTGGCATTTCATCGGCGAGTGGGCGACGACGAAGATGAAGGCGTGCGGCGTCGCGCTGTTTCAGCGGGTGACGTGATGGCGGTCGCCGGGACGAACACCATCTGCAAGGAGATATGCGACGCGCTCGGCTTGAAGAACGTACGTCGGCTGCAGATCAAGATGGAGGTGGACAGCCTCGTGACTGTGGAGGCGGAGTTCTTTCCAGAGGTCAATGGAGTGAAGGCGGTCTATACGATCATGCGTGAATACGAACTTGTCCCGAAGAAGGGACTTGACGGGAGGCGGGGTTGAAGTTCTCGTTCGGAGCGCTCGTGAATGACATCGTTCGGCTGGACATGGTCCTGCGGAAGTCGGAACTCGATCCGACGTTGCCGTGCCATATCATCAAGACGCCATCCTGCGCGACCGTCGGGATGAATAAACTGCTCGGGCTCTTCGAGAAGGACGGGGCGGACGTCGGCGTGCTGACGCATCAGGATATGTTCTACAGGAACGGGTGGCTCAAGCAGGTGGAGGAGCAGATCAAACTGCTGCCGCCGTCGTGGATCGTCGCAGGCATCATCGGGAAGGACATGGACGGGGCGATCTGCGGGAAGTTCCATGATATGCGCGTCCCGTTGTGCTTCAACACGGAGGACATGCACACGTTCCCGCATCCGGCGTCGTGCTTCGACGAGTGCTGCATCCTCGTCAATATGAAGAAGGGGTTCCGGTTCGACCAGAGGCTGCGCGGATTCGATCTGTACGGGACGCTCGCGGTGTGTCAGGCGTGGGAGATGGGCGGGACGGCGTGGATCATCGACGCCTATGCGGAGCACTACTGCATGCGTCCGTTCACATGGTTCCCTGACAAGCAGTTCGAAGCGGGCTTCAAGTGGCTGCACGAGAAATTCCCGAACGCGCCGCGCATCGACACGACGGTGCTTGGCGTTCCGAACAAGAGCAACCCGGCGAGGTACGACGTGATGGTTCCGACGGATAAGAGGCTACACTCGCAGATCATGGCTGCAGAGAAGGAGGCGAAGGCCAATCCGGTACGCGATGGCGCTTCTCGTGAAGTTCAACCCTCAACCGTGTAGATAGGAGGAACGACTATGTCGAGCATCGGAGGAAGACTGGCGAAGGTCATGTACGGATCGGTCGTCGTGGCGGGCATCGGGACGTGGAGCATGAGCGGGTTCGTCCCGGACATCGCGGAGGACACCGCGTTCGGCGACACGGTGAAGAAGTGGAAGCGGGCGGGCATCGACGATGCAGGGTCGGTCTCGTTCGATGGGCTGTACGACCCGGACAACGCGACGGGGCAGGTCGCGCTGAACGCTCTTGCGACGAGCACGAGCGGGCTGACGAACCTGTACTTCTACGAGTCGACCTCCGTGTTCTGGCGGGTCGCTTCGGGCGGGGAAATCCTGCTCGACAAGTTCAACGTCGTCAGCATGAGCAAGTCCGGTCTGGCGACCGTGTCGTTCTCGGGCAAGGTGTCCGGGAAGGCGATGGAGCGCGTCGCCTAATACATCAACGAACCCGAACGAGGAGGAACGATGAGATTCGATCTGTCGGAAGTACAAGGCGAGTGGTTCACATTCTTCCGCTCTGAGATCAAGGAGAACGGCGACGTCAACTACCTTGACCCCGAGCCGGACGCCGGGAGGGTCTGCCTGCGGATCGCCGACGCTGAGGCGGTCGAACGCATACAGGCACAGACGCGGAAGAAGAAGGCCGAATTCGTCCCGAACCCGAAGACGCGGCAGATGGAGCGCGTCGTGTATTTCGATCAGACTCCCGAGCAGGAGAAGAAGGAGCGGGAACTGATCTGGGACTGGGCGATTCAGGACTGGAAGGGAATCCTCGATAAGAACGGTGACGAGATCCCCTGCACGTTGGAGAACAAACTCCGGCTGATGAGCATTCCGGTGTTCGCCCGTTTCGTCGGGCGGTGCCTGCAACTCATCACCGGAGCGAACGCGCAGACGGCAGAGGCGGAAATAAAAAACTCATAGCCCGGATAGAGTGGGTGGAGGACTACTCCCCCACTTGTCCGGGCTGTACTGAAATGCACGCACGGCGGGACCCGGCGCAATTGCCTCCGTGCGAGACATGCAGGGTGGAACTTATCGAGGAGAACGCCGATGCGGAACTTGTCTACCAGATGGCGAAGCGACAGGTCCGCATCGCGCCGGGGTCAGGTCAGATCATCGACCTCGACTACGCGGCGGTCAAAGCAATCATGGACATCTACGAGATCGCTGATCAAAGGACGTGCTTCATGAAAGTGGCGCGGGCGTTCCATCATATCCTCGCCGAGCGGCAGAGGAAGGATTGACATGGCGAAGATCGACTTCGATCTGCAGAAGTACGACGGGGAGTTCAAGAAGGCGGGGATGCAGCGGCTCACGGAATGCGCCGAGGTGATCCGGGACAAGGCGCGGGACCTCGTCGTGATCGGCACGGTGACCCGCGTCCCCGGCCGGCGCAGGTTCGTCAACGCGGAAGGGCATCTCGTCCCTTCGACCAATCCCCCGATCTGGATGGAGCGGACCCCGGGCGCGATGAAGAAAACGATCCGTGTCGTGCGAAGGGAAGAGGTCGTGGACTTCTCGCCGAAGGACGACAACGTCCGGGTCTACGCGGGGAACTATAAGACGTGGTACGCGGTTCAAATGGAATACGGACACGGACAATGGAGGGGCGGGCCTCGTCCGTTCATGCGGAAGGCGATTGCAGCGGCGCAGAGCGCGATCCGTTCCATCATAGAGGGCGGCGGATATGGCTGATAAAAGACCTGTCGGCACGATGTTCGTTGAACTGTCGCTCGACGCCACGAAGTACAAGACGGCGCAGAAGGAGATCCTCGCCGGCGCGGAGAAGAACTCCGCCGACATCGAGAAGGCATTCAAGACCGTCGGGGCTACGTCGGACAAGATGTATCAGGCGATGCGTCAGAACATCATCAATCATCTCGAAGCGATCAAGCGGTCGCACCTGCTGAACGAGGACGAGAAGGTCGTCGCCGCGAAGGCGGCGCACGCGAAACTGCAGAAGATGGAAGAGGAGAGGTACGGCAAGCAGGTATCTCTTCTCGACAGCATGAAGAAGAACTGGCTCGCCGCCACCGCCGCGATCACGGGGGCGTACATGGCGATGAGCAAGGCGTTCGACCTCGTGGAGAAATCCGCCGCATACGCCGAGTCGCTTGAGAATCTGAACATGTTCACGCAGCAGTACAGCGTCTCGGGGAAGGAGATGGTCGACGTCATCGCCCGGAACTCTGCCGGGCTCATCAGCGTGTCCGTGGCTGCGGAGACCGCGACGGCGGCGATGGCGAAGGGGTTCACCCCCGAGATGCTCGCGAACATGGCGAAGTGGGCCCCGATCCTCGACGATATGTCGACGAAGGTGAACTCGTCGAATGAAGCGTTCAATGTGCTCATCGACTCCCTGTCCACGGGGCGGGAGCGCGGCGTGACGCAATTGCTTGGGGCGACCATCGACCTGAAGGCCGCGTTCGGGGAGCAGGCTGCCGAGATGACCCGGGCAGAGAAGGCGATGGCCATGTACTCGCTTGTCGCGAAGCGCATGGAGGAGATACAGAAAACGGGGATGGGGTCTACCGACTCCTACGCGGACAAGATCGAGCGGTTCAAGAACACGCTCGAAGAGGTGAAGTTGACGATCGGAGACTTCATCGCCCGCGTCGGGGCTGGCATCCTCGCGATATTTCAGTCGGTCGCGGAACTCGGGTCGGTGTTCGCGAGCGCGCTGCTCGCCCCGATTTATGCGGCGATGAAGGTGACGGATTACTTCGGGATCACGAAGGGCAAGGCGGACGAGGTCAAGCAGTCGATGGACGCGCTCGCGATGTCCGCTGATGACCTCGGGAAGAAGGCTGCTGCGAACTTCGAACTGATGAAGAAGGGGATGTTCGCTGTCGGCGGTACGAAGGGTGCGCCCGTGAAACTCGGGCTCGAGGATGCGGCGGAGGGCGAGTCGAAGAAGGTCAAGGCGCTGAACGATAAGATCCTCGAGGACGTTCGGAAGACCGCGCTCGCGATCGAGCAGATGAACATGGACACATACCACAAGGAACTCGCCCGCATCGACTCGCAGGCGAAGGCGTGGCTCGCGGAGGGGGCGAGCGAGGTTCAGGTCGCGAAGTGGGTAGCAAAAGAAAAAGAGAAGGCGGGGGCGGAGCAGGCGGAGCGCGACAGGAAACTCGCGGACGAGACGTCGAAGTTCTATTTCGCCGAGGCGGCAAAGCGAGCGAAGGAGCAGGACGACCTTCTGAAGGCGCGGGTCGATGCCGAGTTCGATGCGATGGAGGAAATCCTCCGCGGGCAAATCTACTATCAGGAACAGATGGACGCGGCGACGGGGACCGATCCGACGACGATGATCCTGAAGCGCGAGGCTGGGGAGAAGGCCCTCCTCGAACTTCAGCAGAGGCGATTGATCGCGAGCATCACCGAGCAGACGACGTTCGAGGAGACGCTGAGGATCATGGCGCAGGTCCGCGCCATCGACGAGCAGATCGCGGCGCTCAAGGATATGACGACGACCGATCTGATCGTCCGCAGGATCAAGATCGAACAGGAACTCCTTGCCATTCAGCAGCAGCAGAAGAGCCTCGCCGAGGACATCGCGTTCCAGTACCAGCAGGCGTCGCTGAACGCGATGGGGCTGACGAAGATCGCGCAGTTCGCTGGACTCTCGCAAAGCATCGAAACCGGAAAGGACATCTATCGGCAGGAGTACGATGCGTTCCTTGAACTGCAAGAGAAGAAGATTCAACTCCTCGAGGAGAAGGGGGGCGAGCAGGTAGCGATCAACGAAGCGTTCCGCGAGATCGACCTGAAGTACGAGGAGATGCGGAACAAGCAGAAGATCGACATGCTGTCGGCGGGGTTCGGTGCGGCGGCGGAGATCGCGGAGCAGTTCTACAAGGCGGGCGGCAAGCAAGGCGGCGCGGCATTCGAGGCGTACAAGGCGTTCAGTATCGCGCAGGCGGTCATCGACACGTACAAGGGGGCGCAGGCGGCGTACGCCGCGATGGCGGGGTTCCCGCTTGCAGGACCCGCGCTTGCCGTGGCTGCGGCTGCGGCGGCGATCGCAGCGGGGATCGCGAGGGTGAACGCGATCAAGAACGCGCAGCCGGGGAGCGCGTCCGTATCGTCAGGCGGGGGTGGGACCGTTATTCATGCCCCCACCGGCGTGCCCCGCACCACGGTCCTCGGGGCGGCGGCCGGCACGGAGAGCGAGTCGATCAAGAACGTCATCGATATCCTCGGTGATACGTACGATCTGCAGTCGCAGGAATTGACCCGCATCCGTTCGGAGATGGTGGACCTGAACAAGAACATTACCGGTCTGGTGACGAGCATCGTCCGGGGCGGGAAGATCGGGACCTCCGAGGGGCTGTCACTCGGGATCGATATGGGGTCGATCACGAAGTGGTCGCAGAACATAACGACGCAGATGGCGAACGTCATCACGCTCGGCATCCTCCCGGGGCTGGCGGAGACCGTCGGGAAGTGGTTCGGGAGCGCGGCGAATGCCGTCTTCGGCGGAAGCATCAAGAAGGAACTGCAGGGAGCGGGCATCGAGTTCAAGGCGAACGAGGTCGGCAAGATTCTCGCGAACGAGTACATCGACGCGATGTCGTACCAGATCGTCAAGACCACGAAGGATGGCGGGATTCTTAGCAAGGACAAGACGAGCACGGAGGTCATTCGCAAGTCCCTGACGGACGATCAGAATCGGCTGTTTAAGATGGTGTTCGAGGGGATGAGCGAGTCGCTCGTCGGGTTCGCGGAGAGGTTCGGGCAGGATACGCAGGCGGCGATGGACTATGTCTTCAAGACGTACAGGCTCGATCTGCGCGGACTGACCGGCGAGGAGATGAACGAGAAATTGCAGGAGTACTTCTCGAACACGCTCGATCAGGCGACGGAGGATCTGTTCGGGGAGATCATCGGAAAGTATCAGAAGTTGAACGAGGGGCTGTTCGAGACCGCCTCGCGCCTGATCAACGACAGGGCGATCATGGGCGAACTGCTGGAGATGACGAATCAGCAGATCAGCGTCAGCGCGACGACGGTCACGAAGACGCGGCAGGTGATGAACGAGGCGTGGACCGCGTGGAAGGAGCAGGTCGACTACATCAAGAGCACGGTGTCGAGCGGTCCGTTCGGTGGGCAGTCGCGGGCGATCGCCGCGCTCGGACCGGAGCCGACGAAGTACCTCGAGGAGATGTATACCGTGATCGACGACGGGTCGATGAAGGTCATCGAGTTCACGGAGACGATGATCGAGATGGCAGGCGGGCTGGATGAACTCGTCGCGGCGACGCTGAAATACTACGACAAGTTCTACACCGCGCAGGAAAAACTTGACCGGCTCACGAGCAATCTCAAGGAGTCGCTCGCGAGCGTGAACGTCGCGCTGCCCGATACGCGGGCGGGATACCGCGACCTCGTGGAGAACCTTGACCTGACGACGGAGGCGGGGCAGAAGGCGTATGTCGCGCTCATGCAATTGTCCGACATCGCAGATGAATACTACAACGCGAAGGGCGACGAGATCGACGCGACGAAGGAATCGACCGCCGCGCTGCTCGACTTCGAGCGCGGGATCAGGCGGACGTGGGAAGACCTGCGGATGCAACTGATGGAACTGCAGGGGGACACCGCAGGGGCGACCGCGATGCGTCGGGAGCGCGAACTCGCGGAGGCGAACGAGATCCTTCGCCCGCTGATGCGCGCCATCTATGCGCAGGAGGATTACAACGCGGCGGTGTCTGCGGCGGAGGATGCGACGAGCGACTATGAGTCCGCGGTGGAGGCGACGGCGCAGGCGCAGAGGGCGGCGGAGAATGCGGCGGACCGGCTGACGAAGGCGCACGAGGACGCGGCGGACGCGGCGAGGGAACTCTCGGAGGCGCAGGCGGATCTGCCGAGGGTGCAAGCGGAGGCGGCGCAGCGCGTGGCGGATGCGGAGCAGGCGGCGGTCGACGCCGCAGACGATCTCTCGCGGGCGCAGCAGGACCTGATCGATACGCAGAGGGATGCCGCGCAGAGCATCATCGATGCGAAGGAAGCGGCGGTCGACGCGGCGAAGGACTTGTCCGACGCGCAGGCGGATCTCGTGGAAACGCAGAAGGATGCCGCGCAGAGCATAGCGGACGCGCAGGAGCGGGCGGCGGATGCTGCGGAGAGCCTCGCGGACGCGCAGGAGGAGGCGGCGAAGTCGGTCGAGGAGTCGGCGAAGAGAATCGCCGATGCGCAGGAGAGCCTCGCCGATACGATCGAGAGTTCGGCGGAGAACATTGCGAACGCGGAGGAGGCGTATCAGGATTCACTGCGCGGGATAACGGACGCGCAGCGTGGAATCCTCGACGCGGAGCGTGCGTACGCGGACGCGCAGCAGGCGCTCGCCGATGAACTGCGGGCGATCGAGCGCAGGGGAATCGAGGCGCGGCTGAAGGCGGAGGCAGACGCGAGGAAGGCGGAGATCGACCGGCTGCAGCAGGAGAAGGAGTTCGCCGACGATCAGGCGCAATTGATCGGCGAGCAATTGCAGGCGCAGCAGGGGATGGTCGACAGGCTTCGTTCCGTGTCGGCGACGGTGAATGATTGGATCGCCGGGATGACGACGAGCGAACTCTCTCCCGTGCAGTCTCGGGAGGCGTGGGAGGCGGAGTATCAGCGACTCCAGCAGATCGCCTCCGCCCCCGGCGCGGAGCAGGGGGACGTGTCCGCCTTCCTGTCCTACGCGAAGGAGTACCTGCAGTTTCAGCGGGCGTACGGCGGCGACTATCAGACGACGTTTGATGCGGTGATGGCGGACGTTCAGTCGATCGGCGATGTCATCGATGAGCAACTCGTGGCGGCGGAGCGTCAACTCGCGGCGACGCAGGCGGCGGATCAGGCGGCGCGTGACGCTGCGGAGCGTGCGGCGGTCGCGCTCGAAGCAGCGCAGGCGGCGGACGAGGAGGCGAACAAGACGGCGCAGGCGTTGCTCGAAGCGTTCGATGCCGCCGCTGACGACACGGCGCAGAGGCTTGCCGATCTTCGGCAGGGGATCGCCGACGCCGCGCAGGGAATCGAGGATGCGAAGCAGGAACTGGTCGATGCGCAGAATGCGTCCGCAGAGGCGTTCGCAGCGATCGGTGAAGCGCAGGTGCAGGCGCAGGAGGACATCGCGGATGCGCAACAGGCGCTCGCGGACGCGCAGGCGGAAGCGGCGCAGGCGGTCATCGATTCGCAGGAGCGCATAGCGGACGCACAGGAAGCCCTCGCGGAAGCGCAGGCGGGAATCGGTGAGGCGCAACTCGCCGCGCAGGAGAGCATCGCCGATGCGCAGCAGCAGATCGTCGACGCGACGGAAGCACTTGCCGACGCGCAGGCGGCGATCGGCGAGGCGGAGATACAGGCGCAGCAGGACATCGCCGATGCGGAGCGAAGCGTGGCCGACGCTGTACGCGACGCGGCGGAGGCGCAGGCGGCGATCGGGGAAGCGCAACTGGAAGCCGACCAGATGGTCGCCGACGCGCAGCAGAGGATCGTCGATGCGCAGGAGCGTGTGGATCAGACCGCGCAGGAGATCCTCCTCGCGGAGCAGGAGGTCGCCGACACGCAGGCGGCGCTCCTTGCCGCGCAGCAGGCGGAGACGATGGCGATGGACCGGATGGTCGCCGCGCAGGAGGCGGTCGTCGTCGCTACGAATAATCTCTCCGCGATGATGGCGGCGTACATGGCGGCTCCCGTGCCGGTCGTCGGATCAGGGAACATCCCCGGCGGAGTCGGATTGCCGGCGCCGGCGCCGATCACTGGCGGGAGCGGGTCATACGGATACCTCGGGCCCGGGCTCGGGTACGGGTTCGCAGGGACGGGCGAAGGAACGACCATCACGTCTGGCGGGTACACCTACGCGCTCAACCCCGTTTACCCGGAGGAGTGGGGCGTGCCGTGGGGAACGAATCTTCCTCCGGGATACAATCCGACTGCGGATGCGAACTGGTCCGACTTGACGAGTGGCGGCGGCGATCCGGCCGCGTTCTGGGCGGAGTCCCCGTACACGGGATTCGGTGCGGATCTGAGAATCCCGCAGGACTACTCCTCGGAAGAACTTCGGAACATGGGATACCCGGGGTACGGCATCGGCGGGCTTTCCAGCGGACCGTCGATCTTCGGAGAGAAGGGCAGGGAGTGGGCGGTCCCGACCTACGAGCCGGAGCGGACGAACTTCCTGCAATCCGCGCCCGCGTCGTTCTGGCAGAACCTCGGGGCGAACAAGGGCGGGTCGGGAGAGACGATCACCATTCAAGTCCCGCTCATCGTCGACGGCAAGGTGCTGACGGAAGTCGTGGCGAAGCACATCCCGAGGAACGCCGCGATCACTGAAGCGATCAGGAGGGTCTGATGGCTGCGAGTGAGATGTATGACTTCCTGTCGACGATCACGCCAGACTACAACGCCGCCATCGGCATCACGCCGAAGGGGACGGTCTCCGATGAGTCGCAGAAAAGCGGCGTCATCCACATCGGCTCCGACGGGTCCGAGGAGCGCATCTCGTTCGGCACTGCGTCGATCTTCTTCATCACGATCGGATGGAACGTGCTGTCGGAGTCGGACGCAGGGACGATCTTCGATTGGTACAATGACGCTGCGAAGGCGAACGGGATGCAGCGGTCCTTCAAGTACGCATTCGGTGACGGTCACACCTACGTCGTGCGGTTCGATTCGACTCTCACGCGCAGCGGAAGGAATCTGTCGTCCTATGGCATCTCCGGTGTCCGCCTGAAGGTCCTCGGGCGGATCGCGGACTGACATGGAATCCTTCACCACACGGCAGACGGCGGTCATCGCCGCGTCGAATAAGACGGTCTACTGGTTGTTCAGAGTGGTGGACCGGCTCGACCGTGCGTACTACTGGTCGACCGGGACGATGGCGTCCACGGGGAACGAGTCGTACTTGAGCAACCTCATCGGCGGTCCCGGCGTGTACGATCAGCATGAGTGGGAGCGGGCTCACGAGTTCCGCATCATCAACTTCTCAGGGATCACACTGCGCAGGAGCAAGTCGGAGTACGGCATCCACGCTCCGAATGATGTGTCTTTTTCCGTACTCAATTCGACGAATGAATTGTCGGCGTCCGATCTGATCGGTGGGAAGGTCCGCATCCTGCTCGTGATCGACGACGGCAGCGGCAAGGAAGTCTGCGGGGCGTGGAGGTTCAGGATCAATCACGCCTCACCGACCAATCAGCAGATCGAAGTGTCGTGCGTCGACTTCCTGCAGGAGTACCTGAAGGGGACGTACCCGAACACGAAACTCATCGACGAACTGTACCCGTCCGTGTACGGGACGAAGGGCGACAGCCTTTGCGTCCCGGAGCCATACGGCACGGTGTACATCCCGCTGCGGTCCGTCTATGCGAACTCGAACAGGTACTATGTCCTCGGTCCCGACACCTACACCTACACGATCACGGAGGTCCGGTCGCCGCGATCGCTTGGCACGAAGATCACGTGGACGTCCGGGTCGTACACGTTCTCGCAGATCTCATATCAGGGATGGAGGATGTTCCAGCCGCTGATCGCTGGAGGCGCGAACGGACTGTTCATGTCGGGGACGACGATCCTCGACGTGCCGACGAAGTTCTCCCGGTCGGACACCGCGAGCGTCACGAATCCCGCCGATGTCCTCCGGTACGTCCTGCGGAACATGGGCGTCAGCGATTCCGAACTCGACCTCGCATCCTTCGAGACGGCGAAGACGACGTACACCGGGTGGGGGCTGGAGTGGAACTTCGCGTTCTGGTCGCGGGAGGAACGAACGAAGGTGCTCGCGAACCTGCTCGTGATGTGCAACTCGGTCCTGATCGTCGGCGAGCAGATCAGACTGCAGGTGCTGTCGAAGACGTCGCAGATGACGCTGACGACGGCGAGCATCATGAAGAACAACGCGGTCGGACCGGACACGTTCCGGTACTCGGAGACGTTGCAGGACACAGCGTCCGACAGCGGATATGTCGCGTATCAAATCGACGGCGAGTCGCAGGATGAGTTTCTGTCGGTGCTTATCCCTGCGGACACGACGGCGGCGGTGATCGACAGCGAGACGGTCGTCCTCCCCGGCGTTCAGGACACGCAGCAGGTGCAGACGCTCGGGCGGCTGTACTACCGGCGGAAGTTCATGAAGTCGGGCGACGTGACGATGACGGTCAAGGGGACGTGCGTCGCGCTCCGCCCGGACGATGTCGTCACCGTGAGCGGGACGGACTACGGCGGGACGTATGACGTGCTGATCGACGAGATGACTATCAAACCGGACGTGTCCGTCGACCTGAAGTGCATCAAGTTCGGGTACGCGCTCGCCGACTATGAGGACATCACGACGGTCACGATCACCCCGAGCACGACCGTCCCGGTGACGCCGTACTCCGTGGTCATCGCTGGGCCGGACGGGGCGTCCTCCACGGGGACCGCGCCGAACGAACTGCCGAGCCGCCTGAAGATCGGGACGGGGTCGACGACGATCATCCTCGATCCCGCGACGCCGATCAAGGTCGCGGTGTACGAGGCGAACACCGAGCGGCTGCGGATCGGGAACCTGAACGGCTTCATTGGCGTGTCCACGAACGTGTACGGGTTCGGCGTCGGGGCTGCGTCGCCGGGGTATCGGGCGAAGATCACGGCGAGCGAGGCGTACATCGGGAGCGATACGAACTACCTGCAATACGTCGGCGGGACGCTCACGCTGCGCGGGACGCTCAACGCCTCGGACATCCTGTCCGGGACGCTCAACGCGAACAACGTCACGATCACGAATCTCTCCGCGTCATCGATCACGACCGGGGACTTCTCCGCATCGCGGATCGTCGGCGGGACGCTGAACTGCTTGAACATCACGGTATCGAATCTGTCGGCGTCCGTCATCACGACGGGGACGCTCAACTGCAACCTCGTGACCGTGTCCAACCTGTCGGCGAACAGGATCACCACGGGGACGCTCGACTGCAATCTCGTGAACGTGTCCGGGTTGTCGGCATCGCAGATCTCGACCGGGACGCTGAACGCTGCGAACGTGTCGATCATCAACCTGTCGGCAACGTCGATCACGACCGGCACGCTGAACTGCGCAAACCTGACGATCAATAACGTCCCGGCGACCGCGCTCATCGGGACGATCGTCGCCGACCGGATCGGCGCGGGTACGATCACCGGAGGCATGGGCGGGAAACTCGTAACAGGCGGTGGCGTTGGAACGGTCGAGGCGACGAACATCCGCACGAACACGATTACCGCGACGCAGATCAGCGCGTCCTACGTCTACGCCGGGACGCTGACGGCATCGCAGGTGAACGCGGTGGCGATCTCCGCGTCGTCGGTCACAACGGGGACGCTGAACTGCACGAACCTCACCGTCACGAACCTGAACTGCTCGACCGCGCTCATCGGGACGTTGAGCGTCGACCGGATCGGGAACCTCTCGATCACCGGAGCGAAGATCGCGAACAACACGATCACGGCGACGAAGATTCAGGCGAACTCAATTACGGCGAACGAGATCAGTTCAACCTATGTCTATGCGGGTACGCTCACGGCGGCGCAGGTGAACGCCGTCAACATCAGCGCGACCTCCATCCAGAGCGGTACACTGAACGTCACGAACCTGATCGCTGCGAACGCCATCATCGGCGGAAAGATCGCAACGGGATCGAGCGGCGTGAACACGGCGAACCTCGTGGACTATGCCGTGACGGACATCGCGGTTGCTGCGGCGTCGCAAATCTATATGACGGTGGGTTCAGTTCAAACCTTGTTGACCATCCCCATCACCACGACATACGCGAATACAGTATTGTCCATAACGGTTTCCGCATGGGTGAACCTACAGTTCACGTCCTCGCAGACGATGTACGTGGAAGTGGACTCCTATGGGACGCCGACCAGTTCGATGAATTATGTAACGCAACCTAATGCGTCGGTGTCGCAGGTGTTGGCTATGGCGATCGCGACCGGATTCACCGTGGCGTCTCCCGGTCCTCATAACGTGTACGTGAAGGGGTCAAGGACTGGAATGGCGGGTTATGTCACGCTGCAGGCAACGGTTCTCGGGAGGAAGAAGTGAAGAACTTCTCCGTGTATGACGGCACGGGCAGGATCGTGCGGACCGGACTATGCAAGGAGATCGACCTTCCCCGAGTGGTGATGGCTGGGGAGTCCTACGTCGACTATCTCGTGAACCCGGAAACGGAGTACATGGTGGACGGCAGTCCAGCGACGCGCCCGACGAATCCCGTGACGCTCGACAAGAAGACGGTCACGATCGGAGAGTCGGCGACGTTCAGCAGCGTGCCGACCGGCACGACGTTCGACGTTGACGGGGACGTCGTGACCGTGAACGACGGGTCGCTCGTCCTGACGTTCGACACGGAGGGGGAGTATCCGGTGAGGATTACCTGCTTCCCGTATCTCGACCACGAGGTGACGATCACATGCTCCTGAACGTGACGCGGGAGTACATCCTGAAGATCGGGGTGCGGGAGGCGTTCCTGAAGGTGTTCAAGGGACTGTTCAATCACGAGAACCGGATGCGCCCGCTCTACAAGGTCGCGTTCGATCAAGAGAACCGCATCCGGGTGCTGGAGGGGCGGGCGCAGATCACCGAGGTGGCGTTCCTCAACGCGATCGACGACCTCGATCAAGTCACGAAGCGGCAGTTCATCGTCGCGCTGAAAAACCTGTAAGGGGGACACGATGCCGAAGACGTTCGAGTTCACGGAGGAACTGGTCGACGAGATTCTCGGATACCTAGGGGAGCAGAAGTACACGCAGGTCGCGCCACTCATCAACAAGATCGGCAAGGTGATCGCGGATGCGGACAAGGCGGAGCCGAAGAAGGAGGAGTAGCGATGGCGAAGACCGTAATCTACCACATGAGCGCTCTCACCGGGGGCGCAGCCAACGCGCTCGACTCCATCGACGGGAACGAACTGGAGGACGGGTATCGCGCCATCGTGATGATTCACGGGACGTGGGCGCTGCACCTGTACACGCTCGACGCGGACTCGGGCGCTGCGGAGTCGTCGCCCGCCGTCATCCGCCCGGACACGAACTACGGCAACAAGCGATGGATCAAGTGCTCGTGATCGGAGAGTAGCGAATGGCGATCTCCGTCGTACAGAAGACGCCGAACTCGGCGACGCTCGCTGGAGGAAACAACAGCGGCGATCTTGCGTCGGCGTTTCCGTCGAATGTGACGGCGGGGAACTGCATCATTGTCATGGGGTCGAGCAGTCGCGGGTCCGCGCCTTCCATCTCCGACAATCGGGGGAACACCTACGTCTCCGTCGGGTGGGCGAACAAGTCCGCAGGCGGGGCGACGTGGGATGCGTGGTACTGCGCGAGCGCGATCGGTGGGGCGACGACGATCACGCTCTCGGCAACAGGTACGGGGGACACGTACCTCGGCGCGGTTGAGGTGTCTGGGCTTTGCAAGCGGTATCCGCTCGACAGCCATAACTCCACGACGACGAGCGGGCTGACCTCGCCGTCGATCACGACCATCTCCGCGAGCAGCATCGTGTTTGGCTTCGCGTTCGCCGGCAACGGATCGGCTGCTCCGACCGTCGGGAACATCGACGGGTCCGCCGCGACCGCCATCGGAGTGACGAACAACGGAGGGGACAATCCGGGGTGGGAGTACCGCATCCTGTCGAGCACGGCGACGACGACCGCCGCGTTCGCGACCGGCGGCGGAACGATGTACACGCAGATCGCCGTCTTCCGGCCGGAGATGCTCGCCCCCGCTCATGTTCAGGATCAGATCGGGTATACGTCGGGAAGCGGAGCGACCGTCGTGTCAGCGTCCGGGACGTTCATGCCGGGAAGCCTCATCGTCGTGTGCGTCGGATGGCTGAACGCGAGCGCCGCGACGGTCAGCAGCATCGCGCAGTCCTCCGGGTCGAATACATGGGTTCAGGTACACGCGCCTCGGGCATACGGAGGATACAACGCGAGCGACGTCTGGTACGCCTACAACGCGACCGGATTCACCGGGACGATCACGGTCACGCTTTCAAGTTCCTCGGCGACGTACAAGAGCCTCGTCGTGTCGGAGTACACGGGGTTCACGAGTCCTGCCGATCCGCTCGATACGCATCAGGACGCCGGGGAGTGGGCGACGACCGTCAACACCGGAGCCACCGGGAACATCACGACGTGGAACGGACCGGGAGTCGTCATCGGCTTTGTCAAGTTTGCAGCATCGCCCACGGTATCAGCGCGGACGATCAATGGCGGCGCGGTGGACGGATACGTCGCCGTCACGCAGGGAGAACTGACGTACAAGGTCATGACGGGAACGATGACGGGCGAGGCATCGTGGACCGTAAACTCAGCGAGCGATTCGACGGTCTGGATCGTGTCATTCAAGAGCCATCCGCGCTTCACGGCGACGGACACCCTGTCGCTCGCGTCTGATCTGGAAGTCACAGGCACGACCCCTCCGGGGATGGAGTACGTCCAGTCGAAGGGACTCGCGTCGGCGGGAAGTTCCGGGACGATCGCGCAGACGCTCGACAGCGACGTCCTGTCGGGAAGCCTGCTCGTCGTCGTGGCGTCGTGCGTCGACGCCTCGGGGACGATCACCGCGACGTGCGCGGACTCCCTCGGGTCATCGTACACGCTCGGCGTCGGTCCCACGCGGAACGCGGACCTGAACGGGACGGGGTATGCTCAGTGGATTTTCTACAAGGCGTCCTCACCGTCGGGTGCGAACACGGTGACGGTGACGTTCAGTACGTCGACGACGGATAGGCGCATCGACATCTTGGAGTATTCGGGGGTCGCGCTGTCGTCGCCTGTCACGGGTACTCCGGTCGGGGCGACGGGAACGACTGGAGCACCGAACAGCGGCAACACTACGACGACCGTCGATGATGCGCTGATCGTCGGCGGCGGGCTGCATGACGGAGGGAACCTGACGGCGGGCGCGACCTTCACGCAGCGCGTCCGGGCTGACGGGTATGACTGCACGGAGGACAAGATCGTGTCGTCGGCGGGAGCATACGCCGCGACGTTCTCGACCGGGACAAGCGACTGGATCGCGCAGGTCATCGCGTTCCGGTCGTCGCTGACGGGCGTCTACTTCTCCGTGACCGAGACTCTCTCTGTGGCATTCACCCTGTCGACCCCGAAGGTCGGGAGCAATCTGTTCAGCAGCAGCGACGCGCTGGCGCTGGCGGACTCCCTCACGGTGAACGCGAACTCGCAGATCGTGCAGGTGTCGGTGTTGGAATCGCTCACCGTGGGCGAGATCGGATACCTGTCGGGGGACACCATCACCGTGCTGCCGTCGGACGGGCTACTGCTCGATGACTCGTTTACGTTGTTCATCGACGGGCGGAGCGTGGAGACGGCGGAGTCGCTGTCGCTCGCTGACTCGGCGACGATCGCGTTCAACCAGTCGGGGCTGTCGTTCTCCGAGTCGGCGGACTTCGCGGACTCCGTGGCGATCAAGCCCTCCGGGATAAAGTTCAGCGTCTACCATGACGCCGTGCTCGGCGACGCGCTGACGGTGCTCCGTCCGGTGCTGACGTTCGAGGGATCGGACTCCATCGCGCTGTCCGATTCAATGCAGAAGGCGAGCGGCACGATCACGCTGTCCTTCACCGAGACATTGAGTCTGGCGGACAGCGATACGGTGTCGCCGAGCGGCGCGGTCCGGTTCTCCGTGACCGACATCGCGTCGTTCACGGACGCCGTGCAGAGGGCGACGACGAAGCAGGTGAACACGCTGTACTGCTTCTCGTCGCTGACGGGCAGTTCGGCATCGCTCGACTCGCTTGACGGCGACGCCCTGACGGACGGCGACAGGGCGTGGGTCATCGCGTCGAACGTGTCGTACTGGTACTATCTTGACGAGGACTCCGGGGCAACGGAATCATCCCCGTCGATCATCGCTCCGAACACGAACGCTGGAGCGAAGCGGTGGCGCAGATGTACGTGATGTCGGCAGTCAACACCTAAACGGACAGGAGGAATCGGACATGGCAAGAAAAACTGCGGGAAGGAAGAAGGCGGTCGGCTGGAAGGACTCCATGCGGATCAAGGGATTCTGCCGCGTCGGTGTCTACGAGTACGGACCGAACGGCGAGCCGAACTACAAACTCGTCAGCGATTCGGGATTCGTCCCGAACCAGAAGACGAACGTCGGCTTCATGAACTACCTGAACTACGTCCTCGGCGCGAGCGCGGGCTCCCTGCTCGTGTCGTCGGCGGCGGTCGGGACCGGGGGCACGCCCGCGAGCAACGCGACGTCGCTGACCGGCGAGTCGATGGTGCGGCGTCCGACCACGTACTCCGCGCCCGCGTCGACGCAGGTGCAGTGGATCGCGTCGTGGGACTCCTCGCTCTGCACGGGTTCGTTCACCGTGGGGAACGCGGGGCTGTTCAACTCGTCCTCGGGCGGGTCGCTGGCGTGGGGCATCAGCACCCCCGGTCAGACGTGGAACACGAACCAGTCGCTCGCGTTGACCTACCTGCTCAACCTGTCGTAAGGGGCGAGCAGTACAAACACCCGAAGGAGGAACGATGGAAGCGCTGGAGAGAGTAATCGCGGACAACTTCCACGCGATGTACTACTACTCGCCGCACACTTGGAACGGCGGCGTGACGCGGTGGAAGGGAATACCGGTCCTCGGCAATCCGCTCGATATGTGGATGCTGCAACAGACCATAGTCGAGACCAAACCCGACGTCATCGTCGAGACGGGGTCGGCTTGCGGAGGATCGGCGCTTTTCTACACGGACGTGCTGCCGAAGGTTCGGATCATCTCGATCGACATCCAGACCGAGATGCAGCCGATGATCGAGCATCCGCGCATCACGTTCGTGAAGGCGATGTCCACGGACAAGAAGACGATCGCGATGGTGGGGAAGGAGTCGAGGGGGAAGCGGGTCATGGTCATCCTCGACTCCGACCACACGACGGCGAACGTGCTGGCGGAACTGAAGGCGTATGCGCCGATGGTGACGCGGGGCTGCTACCTGATCGTGCAGGACACGAATATCGACTGCTCGCCCGTGAACCATCCGCAGTTCAAGGACAACGGACCGACGAAGGCGGTCAATATCTTCATGCAGGGGAACAAGGACTTCGAGGTCGACCACTACAAGGAGGAGGGGTTCTATATGACGTTCTATCCGGGCGGATGGCTGAGGTGCATCCGATGAAAAACGACATGGGGCTGCTGATCCACATCGGAGAAGGGGAGGCGCCGAAGGGGTTCACGCACTGTGAGTTCGACCTCGAGCGGTTCCCGTATCCGCTGCGCCCGGACTCCGTCCACATCTGCCTGCTGCCGCACGCGCTGGAGCACGTGAAGCCGTGGCTGATCTTCAAGGCGTTCAATGAACTGTGGCGCGTCATCAAACCGGAGGGGCAACTCGCGATCGCGACGGCGTATGCGGGGTCGCCCGCGTGGTGGGGCGATCCGTCGCATTGTACCGGCTTCAACGAGCGGTCATTCTTTTATCTCACGCCGTCGCATGCGGCATTCGACGCGAAGAAGTCGAAGCCGTGGGCGATCGAGAAGGGGAACCCCGTGTATCAGGTGAACGGAAACATCGAGTGCGTCCTACGGCCGGTGAAGTCATGAAGAGAATCCAACCGAAGCCATACAATCTGCGGGGCGGCAAGGTGGTACTCACGGAGAAGGCTGACGTGTCCCATCGGATCGTGAGATCCGCCAAGTCGTACAGGAACCGACTGATGGTCGCGGTCGGCATGACGGGACTCATCCGGGCGGAGTGGGCGATGGCGCGGTGGGGGCAGACCATCCCGTGCAACTTCCAAGTCATCGACTACGCGATGTGGATGGAGCAGTTCACGCCGCTCGGGTTCCTCGTCGCGGACGCCCGGAACCTCGCGGTGCAGGAGTTCCTCGGCAAGAGCGCGGAGTGGCTCGTGTTCATCGATCACGACACGATCATCCCGCCCGACTTCTACATCAAGTTCAACGAGCGGATCATCCACGAGCGCGTCCCCGTGTGGAGCGGGCTGTACTTCACGAAGTCCGTGCCGAGCGAGCCGCTGGTCTATCGCGGGCGCGGGACGGGGTACTACGCCGACTGG